ACACGCTTTGACCGATCTCGGCGCTAGTCGAGATACCGCCCGTCACGTTGATCGTTACGCCACCGCTACCACGCGCTGCGATACGTTCAGCCATACCAAACTCGGTCAACGCGCCTTGAATTGTTATTAGGTCGCCGCCGCCACCAACACCGCCACCACCGCCACCACCGCCGGCAGAACCACCGCCACCGCCACCGCCGCCGCCAATAATGCTTGGGGGCAGACTAGGCATTATTTGACCTGCTTCTCGAGCCATACGGTCAGCCGTGCGCGTGTCAGCCGTAACGGGTGTAGCGCCACCGCTGCCACCAATTCGACCCAACGCAATCGTCGGCAAACTAGGTATGTCGGTAAACGGGTTGATTAAATTCATGCCGCGAATAATTAAGTTGATTGCACCAATAAACGAATTAGCGAACGTCTCAAAACCTGCAATTAAACCGTTAAGCACCGTGTTGACGATGTTGCGAAACGTCTCGAATTTTGTGTATGCAATGGTTAGACCAGTTACTAACGCCGCAATACCAACCGCAATCAAACCAAACGGGTTAAGCGCCATAGCGATATTGACTGCGACGATCGCGGCTGCGACTGCTGATATTGCGCTTGCAATAATTAAAAACGCTGTCGGGTTGCGTTGCGCCCAATCAGCCATTGCCTGCAAATAAGGCAACACTTTTTGCAACACGGGTAGCAACGCCGCACCGATGCTCTCTTGTGTTTCAGCCAAACTGTTTTTTAATATCTTAAATTTGCCTGCTGCGGTTTCTGCTGATCGTGCGGCCGCGCCACCAAAATTGTCGTTTAATGCCATCATCACGACATCGAGCGATGCGCCTTCTTTAATTAGCCCTGCCATTTCAGGCGATAACGCGCGTAGGCCTTTCATGTTGCCCGCATATGCCTTGCTCAATGCGTCGCTGACGGTCGCCAAACTCAAACCTGTGGCAGTCGATACGTCTTGGGCAAGTGTTAGCGCTTCGGTTGCTTGACCGACATCTTTAGTGCCAACAAGTAACGCCGCAAACGCTGGGCGCAATTCGCTATCTGCCGTACCAGTCGCCCTCGACATTGCCGCAATCATGTCCTCAGTCGCCGCAACCGTCGCATCAGTAGCACCAACAACGTTTTGCATAGTGTTAGCCAAAATCGCTTGTTGCTGCTCGTCCTCGGCTGCCGCTTTAGCCGCCAATCCCAACGCACCTGCAACCGCCGTCAACGCCGCTGCCGCCGGCACAGCCGCCTTTTTAATTGCAAACTGTGCTTTTTCGCCGACGGTTTCTAACTGCTTAAATTCTTTGATTGCTTTGTCAATGCCTTTGCCGTCAAACTCGCTGACAATAGGTATAGATAGTGCCATGTCTATAACTCGCTTTGCACAGTACGCATAGTCTTAGCAATCATTTTTGTCATCTCGGCTTCAATACCGCGACGCGCTTTATACACGGCAGGCCCGATCAGTCGAGTACGACCAGCGCCAACAAACCCGAGCGCGTTACCTAACTTGTTTGCGTTCGCGCGACCTGCCGTTTCAAACACGGCTGCCGCAACATCTTTTTGCTCTATAAGTATTACGCCGACGGCGTTACGTCGAGTGTCAAACCGCATCTTGACCCCGTTGGCTGCCTTGCTCGGTACAAACGGGAATATTTTGCGGGCGTTTTGTGTCCACGCATAACGCATACCCGATAACGGCAAATCTTTGTAAACGGCTTTGCCCGCGTTGATTGCTGGCTGGGCGATCGCTGTTGCGTCAGCCTTAAAATCTTTTTGCAACTGCGGGTCAATTTTGCGCAACGAGTTGATCGTCTGTTTAACCCCGACGACCTCAATAGTTGTTGATGCTGGCATTGCGCTACCTCTTTTGCTTATTTAATATCGTAATCACCGTTATTAGGTCGCGCGTGTCAAACTCGATTGCCGTAGGCCAGTACCCTGTTGCAACTAATAATTCGGCTAGTTGCCGTCGGTAACTGCCTACGCCGTAGGGTTTGGGTCTGTCTCGTCGATCGCCTCAATCGTCATGTTCGGGTTTGCTTTAACCCAGTCGCGATATGTTGCAGGCATTTTTTCGCCGCTAAGTTTCAGCAAGTTGTATGCCCAGCAAACTAGATCGGTGTAGCCGATGCCTTTGCCGTCGCTAATTTTGCGACCCTCAGTTTTCTCCCACTCGCATATCACAAACATGTTGGTTGTTAATTCGAGTGGCGCTGTGCCGTCTTGTAGATCAACTTTTAGTTTTAATCGCATTGCCTTTTCCTGTTCTCGGCCAGTATTGGCACGTTAGATCATGTTACGTCAACTGTGTAACTGCCACCAACAAGCTCGATGTCGTACGTTGACAATTCGCCAAGGTTTGCATTGACAACTGGCAACGCGCTCAAAAACGTGTTGGTCAATTCAAAGCCGGGGTTAGTGGCGGTGTTTGCGCCTGACGCTGGGGTTACCTTGATGTAGCACTTTGTGCCGACCAGCGCTGACAAAGTTGCGTAACTTTCAGCCGATGCGTACGACGCATACAAAGTCAACGTTGCGCTGTTTGATTGCAGGCCTGCGGTGTTGGTGCGGGCAGTCGAACCGAACGCGGTGTCCTCAAGTGCTTCAACAACATAGTTGACGGTGACTGCCGATACTTGGTCGGTGATGTCGGTTGTCGCTGCGCTTGACGCCCCTATGAGAACGACCGGGTTGCTGAGGTAAGTGGAAGTGGCCATTTGTTAATCCTTTACTGTTGTATCTATAGTTTTACCATAACGGCTGTGTGTTTGTGTGCATTACGCGGTTTGTGCTTGTACGCCGACCGATAGGTCGTAGCACGGGTATTCTTGCCCGCCGATGTCGAGTGTGCCGGGGCGACCCGACATCACGATTATTGCCGACCCCAAAACGGTCGCCGTGATTTGCAATATTTCGCGCAACACGGGTAGCCCCGCTGGGCCACTACCAACAATTTTGATCGGGTAGTCCATGCGTACGATATTGCCGTTGCCAGCGATCGTCGTAAAACTTGGTGCTTGAATAAACACACAATTCGGCACAAGTTTTGTTGGGTCGGTCACGACACGCAACCCTGAGACGGCGGTGAGCGTCGTAGCGAGATCGTCTAGCGCCTCGTTAAATAGATCGGTGTATGGTGCGGGCATCAGGCAACCGCTGGTCGGTCAATACCTAACAACTGTTTAACGATCGGTGTCAACGATTGCTGGGGTGCTGTACCCATGCCGTCAAACGACGCAAACACGTTTTCAAGCGAGCCACGCGAACGCCACAACGCCGCCGCATACATCAAAGTGCCAAGCGTGACATCACCGCTAGGCGACGTGCTAAGACTGTCGTTATAGCCTGCCTCTGCTCGACGACGACTGCAAAACTGATTGCCAGCGCTAACGGCCTGCGTAATTAGCGTATAGTCATCTGACGGGTTAGTTATCGACACACCCAAATACGTGACTAGGTTTGCTGCCGTAATCCACGTGCAAGTTGGCGTAAACGCGACCGTGCCGGTGTAGATCGCTACGAACTCGACTGGGTTGCCTGTGCAAGCGTAAAGCAGTTGATTAGCGATTGGTTGTGTTTCGTCAAATGTCCATTCGCCCGTAACGCTGTCTATGCCCGTGTATTTGTATTGCGGGCAGTTCAGTACCGTGAACGTGCCGTCAAATGGTGCGCTTAAACTGCCGACAACTACGCTGTCGCCAACCTGTATGTCGGTTGGCTCGAGCGTAGATATGCAGGCGTAGTTATTTAGTAACTGTTTTGACGCTGTTAGATATGTTGCCATAGCGGTTAGGCCGCTATGCGATTAGGCGATCGCGATTGACTGGATAAACGACGACTTGGCAACGAAGGTTGCGAAGTATCCGTAGTACGAGAACGTGCGCGACAATGTTGACGGTACTTCTACCGACATGATGCCTTTCTGTTGTTCGTACACCTCAAAGCCCGGTGCGTAAACAACGAGCATGGTGCTTGCAGCAAAGTTGTTGTCAACTACAAGTTGCAAACCGAGTGGGTTCATCGAATTGTAATTCAATGCGCCTGACGCTGTACCCAACGAGTTTTGGCTAATAATGTTTTGGCCGTTTACTGCTGGGAACAATGGGCGCTTACTGCCGTCTAACTGTGAACCAAGTTTTTCCCATACGTCAGGTGAAACAAACAAGTGAGTTGGGAAATAGTTGCTGTCCTCTGCAATTTCTCGTGCAGCATCAAACAACGAATTGACCAACGACGTTGGGTTGTCCGCTGTGACTGTCCATGTCGAACCTGACGCGGTTTTGCCTGAAACCATGTTGTCGGCTGCAATGTTGTCAGTCGCAATGAGGTATTCGCCTGCAAGGTCGTTCAAAATCAAGTTCATTGACGCTGGGTCTGTGAAATCCATGTCTTGTACCGACAAAGTGACTTGGCCTGCAACGGTTGTTTTTGTAACTGTGTTGCTTGCAATCACCATTGTCGTTGCTGATGCTGCCGAACCTTCGGTTTGTGTTGCTGCCGAAGTGTGCGTTGTGATCGTTGGGCGGATAAATGTTTTGCTTGGTGTGTTTGGCATTGCTCGAGCGCCCAACGCTGATACGACTGGTCGCACGAAGTTGAGGTCTTGGAATAGTGGGCCAAGAACTGGGACGGGCAACAGACCGGGTGTGTCGGTTGTAAGTACGTCGCCCGCGGCTGCTTGCAACGCGCTTTGGTTTTTGCGGTTAGCAGATTGAAACGCGTGATTTACTTTTGCGAACGTGTCGCCGCCGATGTGCATAGCGGCAAGGTATTCGCCTGCGCTTGGCATCTTAAATTCTTGTTTTGGTTGCGCCCACAATTTGTCAACTGTTGACTGTGCTGCTTCAACTACTTGTGTTTCAATTTTGTCGCTCATGGTTGTTTCCTGTTCTGTGTCTTGTTCTGATTGTAACTCTACTTGTGGCTCGGTTTCGTGGATAGTCTCGTCGGGTGCGCTGGCTGCGACCTCGGTGATGACCGCGCCACTAAACGCGCCTTCGCTAACTAGCGATAATTCTGACCAGTTGGCGGCCTCAACGATCATTACGCCTGCCTCGTCGTAACTAAATTTTGTGGGTGTTACACCGACCGACACGGCATCTATAACGCCGTCATTGGCAAGGGTAAGTGCTTCGTCGCCTAGTCGAGTGGCGCTGATCTTGGCCGTAAAC